TGCGTTGTGTTAGTGCCAACTGCTGCCGTTGGTACAGTAGGCGTGCCAGTAAGTGCAGGCGAGGCAAGCGGAGCTTTGAGGGCTATCATCGCCACCACACTAGCAAGGTTATCCAATACCGTCGCCAGCAACACCGGAGCTGCCAAGGTTGTTCCGGTGATCGTCAGCCGATACAGCGCTTCCTGCCGAGTGACACCGGTCCCGTTGATGTCCTGCTGCGTCAGAGTCGGATCAACTGGCGATCCGGTTGTCGAGGTGCCTTTGAGGATTCGAATTTGCGATGTGTCGATTCCAGCCCCACCGCCATTGCGTACAAATTCGACAATTACTAGATCAATGCGGTTGTAACCAGTTGTGCCAGAATCGACCGCCAGATCGGCTGTCGTACCTGGTTTCACACCGGTGATAAACCCGGACATGTTATACAGCCCCGGAGACAGCCGGACCAGGTTGTCATTGACCCTGGCGCAAGCGAGATTGTCAAAGGTATTGATGATACCATTTGTCGGCAGCATTCCTTTCACGAACGCTGCAAATAGCTCGGCCCCGACATCGTTCGTGATGCCGTTTTTATTGATTGCAAATTGGCTCATTTAATCACCTACCTTGTATTGCACGGTTGTTCCTTTGTCATCGACAGTCCGGATGATCTGCGTGATTTGCTTGGCGATCGACTGCCCAGTCACATAATCACGACCGCCGACGATATCGCCCAGGCTGAGCCCGGTATTGTCTGGCAAATCGATCTCGATCTTTTGGACTGGTGTGTAGTCAACTGCAAGGCGCGTCGTGGCCTCGCTGGTCAGCTCATCGATGGATTCGACATTGGGATAGTCCAGGACGATCTGGCGATCATAGATGTCACTTGCCAGCGGCGTGCTGTTGATCGTGCCATCATCCTGGCGATACAGCTCGACTACTTGGCGGTCCAGCAGCTGACCAGACCCCAGCGCGATGATGTGATTGTAGGCAAGACTCGAATCGTCAGATGCCGTCAGCTGATAGCCTAGATCCTGGCTGAATTCCTCATTGCCAGAGAGGTCAACAATCGGCTCGGCCGAAAGCTCAACCACTCGATCGCCAACCGTTATTTTCAGTCTGGCGTCAGAGTCGCCCAGCATCTTCACTAGGGATTTGTATAACGTCTGGTACCGGAATGACCCGCTGACCGTGATGCCGGACGCGGCAGCGCTGACCGCAAAGAACGGGAACAAACTGGACCCGACCAAATCCGCGATGGCTGCATTGGCCTCCATCGATGTGATGGTCTTGTAAGCAGACCCGCCGGGTGGTTTGACAATCTTGTCGATCAGCATGCCTCGCCAGGTTCTGCCATTGACCTCGATGCTGGACCCAATATGCCGGATACCCAGAACGATACCGCCGAACTCGGTTCCTGGCTCATATAGAAAGTGATTCTTGTTGATCGGCCTTTCCAGCCATACGGCCTCCGGAATGATCAGCTGAAAGTCGTTTTCATCGGCGTTGTCATAGAGGCTGCCGACCACATCCCATTTGTCGAAAAGGTGCAGATATCGCTTGTCAACGAAGTCCTCCGTCGCGTGGATCAGCTCCATTTAGGTTCGCTCCTTTCCTTGTACAGTAGGATGTCAAAGGTAAAGTCCGTGGCCGTGACAAACGACTCGCCTGCCGGGATCCGGTCGAACACCGACTTGGTCTTGTTCCTGGCATAGAGGAAATTCAGCCGTTCGCCTCCGGCTGTGATCTTGGTGACGGTCATAGCCACCTGATCAATCTCAAACCGCTCACCCGGCAGCAGCTCGCCAAAGACCTTGTAGGTATTAGGACCGAGGTTGATCTCCGGGTCCGTGCAAGGTCCATAAAACGAGATCTTGGCCATGCACGGGCCGTAATGGTCGTTGATCAGCGTGCGGACATCTGGCGAGACGAAACCATAAGGGAAGCCTAGCGGGAAGATGAAGCCGTCCGTGGACCCGGTTGAAAGTGGCTCGAATGTGTGCAGCTCTTCGGTGATCCAGAATGGCGACCAGGTAACAAATGCCAGTTCGACTTGAGCACATAGCTTACTTGCTTTGAAGGATTTGGTTGATCCAATGAAATAGCCTTTTACATATGATCCATTTACGATCAGCTTTCCTGGTGTCTTTGCCAGGACATCTGCCTCAAAAATTTCCGACAGATAACCTACAACCGTCGCGATCGAAGAAAGATTATCATTGTAAACAGTCAGCATCATTTTGAATGTTCTTCCGGTTCTGCTGATATTTCGCAATGAAGACCCAAATCCAGAGCTCGATTTTATAAGCTCATATTCCCATAAATAATCGAGCAGATCGGTTTCAACCCATAAATACGGCGGGGCTGAAAGATTAATCTCAACCCCGCCACTGCTCATGTAGGACACGTTATACATTGGCATATTCTCTCACCAATCTGGCAAAGGTTCTGCCATCCACGCTGAATCCAATTCCGACTAATGCCTGAGCAATTGCTTCAGCTGTCACTGCCGCAGGATTGCTACCGCTATAAGATCCAGTTCCACTAGTTTTCATGTTGGCTTCAAAGCTTGTTGGCACAGCATTCGCCATGCTTTTGCTGACTCCATCCATGGTATCCAGGAATCCTTCTTCGATACCCAATGCCATATTTTTACCGACAATATCTGCAAATACGGTTGATGGCGAATGAATACCAAGGAAGTTTTTGAAATTATCAACGAGATTGCTAGCAACTGACTTGATCGTTTTGCCGATCGCTTTCACACCTTCAACCAGGCCGTCCGCAATACCTTTTAAGATATCGATGCCGATCTGTGCCCAGTCTTGTTCAAACAAACCGTTGATGATGGCATTGATAATCTCTGGCAGGGCAAGAATGATAGCTGGGATGGCCTGAGGCAGTCCTTGAGCAAGCGCCACAATCAACTGGATGCCGGCAGTGATAAGTGCCGGCAGATTATCTGTTAGCCCTTTAACAATGACAGGAATCAGTGCGACAACGGTCTCTATCAACTGCGGAATGGAATCAGTGATGCCATTGATTAGGTTTATCAGCACTTCCATGCCGGCTGTTATAATTTGCGGAGCGTTTTCAATCAGCATTTCACCTATCTGCTCAATTATTCCTGGCAGCATGTCCATGAGTTGAGGGATGATGATATTCAGCCCATCTAGCAGCCCCATGAAGAGTGTGATAGCTCCTTCAACAAGAGTTGGGATCAGCTCAGGAAGCAGTTCGACAATACTTGATGTCAACGATATAAACCCTTGAAAAAGAGGCTGAACAATTTGTGACATCATATCTGGAAGAACTGTAATCAAAGCAGTAATGATGGCTAAAAAAACGGCATTAAAGCCTTGAATCATCTGCGGTAATTTATCCGAAATGGTGTATATCAGTTCAACAAGAGTGTCTTGGAGCCACTCAGTCAAATCCTGTGCATTTCCTTCAAGATCATCACCAGAAAAAATGCTGGCAAGTTTTCCTGTAATAGCAGGAATTGCATCACCAACCGTTGTGGTTAAATCGGTCAAACTTCCAGCAAACACTCCGCCAAGGACGTTTCCAGCAGCAGCTGTATTGGCTTTCATGACATCGATACTGTCGTTGTACTTATTTAGGTTGTTCAGAGCGTCTTGCGAAAGAATTAAACCAGCATCATTGGCATTATCCCCAAGCACCTTCAGAGCATCGGCACCGCCTTTGATCAACGGATTCAAGTCTTGGGCTGATTTGCCAAAGATTTGCATGGCCAAAGCGTCACGTTCGGTTTCATTTGACATTGATCCGAGCGCAGTTATTGCATCATTGAATACTTCTTGGTTGTTTCGCAGCTCTCCGTTTGAATCACGAACTTGAACGCCAAGCTTGGCAAATGCTTCGCCGGTTCCTTTTGTAGGATCTGTGGCAGAATACATGTTTCTTGTCAGCTTGGCCATTGATCCGGTCAATGTTTCAAGCGGGACGTCAATCAACTCAGTGGCAAATTGAAACTTCTGAATTTGTTCTGTTGAAAGTCCCGTCTGTGCTGAAATTGTGTTAATTTCATCAGCAGCTCCAGCAGCCTTGGCAGTCATAGCAACGGCCGCACCACCTGCAGCAGTAACAGCGCCTGTATATGCTGCAAAAGCTTTTCCTGCAACATCTACGGCAGAACCGACAACCTTGACGCCGCCAACAGCAAGCCCTCCGGCCGCTTTGCCGACGGCCTGGATGCCAGATGCAACTGGTTCTAGTTTTTCAAGAACACCTTGAACCTTTTCTTTTACAGCTTCAAAAGCAGTGCCTATTACAGAAACGTCTTTTTTCTGATCTTTGAGATCTGAAAGTTTCGCCCTAGTTGTTTCAAGCTCAAGTTGGAACGCTCTGAATTGACCATCATCAATTTTCCCAGCCTTATACTGAGCTGTGACCTGCTTTTGTGCTTCTTTGAGCGTGTCCAGCTTTTCCTTTGTGGCAGTGATTTCTTCTTTTAGGATCTGCTGCTTTTGCTGGACCAGCGTGATATTGGTCGGATCAAATTTCAGAGCCTTGTTGACCTGGTTTAATTCGGTCTGTA